TAAAAGCAATACCGATAGAATCTGATGTATCGGTCATTTCAGTTTCGGTTGTAGAAATTCCGTTGCGATTTAGTTGAGACGCACTATACAGTGGCAAATCGTATTCAACTGCAACTGCCCTTAGTTCTTCGGCAATAGATTTTACATAAGTATAAGAATTAGACGTGCTTGCCTTGTACCTAGATGATGCACATAGATTTAAATAATCGACAACAATTGCATCAGGTACAAAATTTTTCTTCAACTCAAGTTCTTTCATAAGAGCCTTAAAGTGATTCGCGTTTGCAGTTCCTGGTGGGTACTCTTTAATAATAATTTTTCCTTGAGTTTTTCTCTTTAGAATATTAGTTTTATTAAAAAACTGTTCTTTAGAAAGTTTTCTAATATCCTGAACAGACACATCGAGAAGATTAGCATCAATTCGTTCTGCAATCCTCTCTTCAGACATTTCAAGAGTCAAATATAAAACATTTTTACCTTGAAGAAGAATAGAAGACGCAATATGGCATAAAAACAAACTTTTACCGACACCTGGGGCAGCCACAAACATATTTAATGTTTTAGAAGAAACTCCACCATCAGTAATCCGGTTCAAGTAATCGATATCGAAAGGAATCTTTTGTTCTTTCTTGTGATAAAGATCATATCTTACCTCAGCATCCTCAATATAATCGTGGCCAATATGAGTATCAAAAGATATTGACAGGGCCTCTTCTAGGATCGATGGAATTGCGTCTCTTGTCTTTTTTGTGTCACCCCCATCAGCGATATTAATAGATTCCATAAGGGCCAAATAAATGGCCCGGTCTTTACACCACTTTTCGGTTACCTGAGATAGCCATTGAAAATCAACCGGTTCATAATCAAGAGAAGAAATAATCGAAATACAATCCTTAAAAGAATTCTCTGTTAGATCGGTTCTATTTTCAACCTCAATTTCCAGGGCCTCTTTAGTTGGAAGTTTATTATAAGAAGAAAAGAAGTCCTGGATCTCTTCAAAGACGATCTTTTGAGAATAGTCCTGGAAATAATCAGATTTTAAATACGGAAGTATTTTTCTTATATATTCGTCATTGTATATTAGGTTTTTTAAAATCAGAAGCTCAACCTTGTCCATTCACTTATAATGTAGATAACAATTCAAAACATATTTGTCACAATTTATAGGTATTTCTTCTTTGTACGGGAAAGGCCATAAAGGAGGAAATACTAAAAGAGATCCCCGTTTAGAAGAAACTCTGAAGTCAGAGAAGGCAGTTTCCCCGCCTTGATCTACCGTGTTAAGGAAGAACTTAAAGGCGAGGAATCTTCTTGCCGATTCATGATCCTGGACCTCAACATGAGGTGCCACATAATCCTCATTAATTCTAAATTTTTGAATCTGGAATTTCTCAAAGTTATGATTTTCAGGAAAACACCTGTCGTCAATAAACTCATAATATTGTTTTTTATATTCAAAAACTTTTGAAATAATGTGATTATGGACGTTGTTTATTTCTTCAGAGTCTTTACTAACATCAGTTAAATTTAATTGTAACTGCTGACTAGACTCAAGAACATTGATTAAAAATTCACAAACACTGGGATCCAGGACCTCATCATAAACCTGAATTAAATCATTCAGTTTCGTCATCTTTTACTACTTCTTCACTTAGAGAGGATCCGTATTTAAATTTCTTCTGGGCGTATTCATCTAGTTTTTCAAGCAGTTCTGGGGTGAAATATTCTTCAGGATTAGCATAAATGACGTTTTTACCAATCTTTTTACCGTTGATCTCATAACGGTTGCCGACCCTAGGAATTATACCAGATTCTTCCCCAAGTTCCACTAGGCCATAATACTTATCAAGACCTCGCTCATCGTAATACAAACGTACTTCTACATCACGGTTTTCCCGACTAAAACGAGATTTGACTGTCTTAAATCTAAGAATAACACCAGAAACTTCAGTACCTTCCTTTTCTTTAGATTTTGAAATATAAAGAATAGTTGAAGCGGAATATTTGAGACCTCCACCACCCCCCATTTCTTTACCAGCATACATCGACATTGAATCGTATAGATGATTATTTACAATCATAGGGAGACCAATCTCCCCCATTTTTAATGTCAACATTCTAAAGGCTCCTTTAATAAGTTGGGCCTTTGTCATATCTCGGGTATCTTTCTCAGCGAGAGTATCATTAATTTCTTTATTTGTCGATAACATTCCAAGAGAATCGAGAACAACTATCCCCGGTTTCCTTTCTTGCTCTAGTTTTTTTGTGTAGAGATCAACAAATTTTAAAAGTTTATTTCTAAATTCCTCAATAGTCACAACATTGATAATAATTACTCTATCAACGTCAATACCTTTTTCAATCAGCATTCGTTTAGTAATTGCCGATTCAGTATCGAAATAAAGACAGAACCCCTCTGGATTTTGTTTGAGGAAATTCCTTACTACTGAAAGAGCAATAAAAGTTTTACCACACGCCTCCGGGGCAGCCAGGGCCGTAAATTTATTTTGTGATATACCACCAAAAATAGATCCGGAGACCAATGCATTCAGGATATATGATCCGGTATCTACATAAGTCTCATTTTCTACAATATCAGAAGCAACCTGGGCGTATTCGGAGCCCACTTCTTTAATAATGTCCTTTAAAAATTCCATAAGTTTTAAATGAAAAATTGATCGAGTGTAATTGTTTTTTCTGTTTTCCAACCAATAATATCCAATATTGCCTTTAACGGTTGCACAAAAGTTTTATCGAACTGGGTCTCATAATCCACGTAAGCATGTAGACCGAATTCTTTTGGTAGAGTCTGTATAAATCCAATCACATTTTCCATGATCGGATTGGGCATCTTCAAGTAGCAATATTTTATCTTTTCGCCGTTGGTTATAAAGTTGTATTTGTTCTCCAGTCCATGTTTTTTGAGGCTGTTGTTGTATAGGATGGAACCTCGTACATGGATAGGTGTTCCCTTTTTATATAGGGAGGTTGTTGACGAAAATTTGGTTACGTCAGATACACCTTTTGGAAAAGCCACTTCTTCTGGATCAAGTTTAAAGAACTCTTTTTTTGCCTCTTCAACAAAGCTAATCATGTCCTCTTCGGTATAATTCATCAGAACCTTAAAAGCCGCATTAAGTTTATCCCGACAAAAAGCCGGTGTAGAAGACTTGACTGCCTCGATTCCTGTAACAGAAATCCTTGGTTCCGAATACCTTACTCCCTCGTTATCCCATACGTTAATAATGTAATGTTTTTTTCCCGTAATAAGGAACTTATCGGCAATTTTTTCTCTCTTCATGTGTAGCTTATTTTTATAAGCATGAAGATAATCGGCCAGTTCGGTATAAGACTCATTGATGTATTCTTGAATCTTGGTTGAAAATATTGTATTAATAAAATCAACAATCTTTTCTTTTGAGACCTCTTTTCCTTCAAATATCTTCTCAACCAATGGATCAATATTAAGCATTACTGAATCAGTATCGCCATAAATGCAATAGTCAACTTTTTCGGTCTTAAGGAGTTTATTAAAATAAATGTTTAGTTTATTTTCAATCCATTTAAGGGCAAGTTGACCTGATGAGGTAATGGCCTCGGCATTTCTTAGTTCATAAAACCTAAAATAAGGAGAACCAAGAGCCCCATATCCGCTGTTTAGACAGACCTTAAGACTCAATTGCTTTACCTTATAATTAGAAATATTATATTTTAAAGATTGATCCTTGGATTTTTCGTATTCTTTTTCGGCGGCAATCTGAAGATTCTTGTACTGTTTTCTTTTTTCATACATATCCTCAAGAATTGCCGGAATAAAACCCTGACGTTCTTTTGAATACATTGAACCATTAGGGCAGATTGAGTAATCTGAATGGGCCGACGTATCTACTTGTTTTTTAATGATCTTATCAACAGATATTGATGGAAATGGTTGGTTTATTAAAGTTTCAGGACTTACATTTTGTGAAATCATCACATGTGGGTAGAGTGACGTAAGGTCAAGAGTCACTGTCCAACCATAAAGACCAGGAATTGGCTCTTTTACATAAGCACCCGCAAACTTTTCTGATTTGTTTGATTGTTTTTTAAGTGGAATGGCGATCTTCTTTTTATTGAGGTAATTGAAGATAATGTTGTCCCACATTCGGACCTGATAAAAAACATCCTCATAATTAGACCTTGATTGATAGGCAAGATCAATCGCCATGTTAATCAGTTGGAGTTTTTCTTCTAGCCGATCAACAAGTTCTACGTCGATTTTATTATATTTGACATATGTATCCCAGCCATAAGTATAAAAATCCTTAAAGGTCTCATACTGAGAGTGATCTAACTTATTTTGCCCTAGTTCATTATATGCAATAGTGTCTAGTCTGTAATTTTCTGGGTTTTTGAATGAATACTTTTTATAAAGCTCCATGTAGTCAAGAAGACTTACTCCATAAATTTCATATTGGGTTTCTACTTTATTGTTCTTTTGGATTTGACGATCACGGATATATTTCCAAGGAGAAAGCCTTTTTGCATCAGCAGTTCCAAGAACTCTTTTGATTCGGTTGATTATGTATGGGCAGTCGTAGCCTGAGATGTTCCAACCGGTTACAACATCTGGATAATTAGCCTCCCAGAAGGTCAAAAACTTATTAAGAAGATCGACCTCATTGGCACATTCTTGATAAACATAATTATCCATTACCTCAGAAAAAGGCCGACTTCCCCAGGTATAGATTTTCTTGGTCGAATAATCCTGGATAGTGATTAGAAGAATTTCTTCTTGGGCAATATCTGGTTCAGGGAATCCGCCAAGTTCGGCAGCAGTTTCAATATCGAGCGTATAAAGCCTAATTTTATTGATATTAAAATCTTCAATCTCTTCAGGGTATTGTTCGGAAAGGTACTGATAAATGGCAGTCTCATGGCCATAAATCGAAATGTTATCAACGTCTTTATATTGGGCCAACCATTCCCGACATTCTTTAATAGATCCTGGATTTATTGGGGATACATTTTTATTATCTAGAGTTTTCCATTCTGATGGTCTGTTTGAGGTAATGTAGAAAGTGGGCCTATATTCTACCTTTCTATGAAATGGGACACCTAGATGATCATAACCCCTTTCATAAACATTATTTCCAATTTGTTTGACAGAGGTGTAAAACATTACTTAATTAATTCTTTATATTTTGCAAGAAGATTAATATTGGGGTCCGCGAGAGTGAGGAACTTGTCCGAATGCATCATAAAGGCATTTTGAGTAGACACATCAATCAACCACGGTTGAAGAAAATCATCAGAAATGACAAAGGGCTCTATAATTTTACAATCCGGTTGTCCAATTTCTTCTGGGACGACTTCTTCAATCTGGGCGATAAGAGTGAGATTATTTGGGAACAGTATAACTTTAATTTCCATGAAAAAGAGGGTCTCTGAACGACCCTCTGATTTTAGCACACCCCCTTGGGATTTGTCAAGGGGGTGTTTGCGCCGACTTTATCCGGGAGGTAGCCAGAAGTATTTAGAAGTAAACTTTCTTCTTCTGATGTTCAGGGATAATCCGATCAAGATGAACGGTCAAGATACCGTCAACAAGATCTACATTATCAACCCTAACGTCATCAGAAAGGGACCAGACCCTCTTAAAGTTTCTTTGGGAAAGAGATCGATGAACGTAGTTATGTTCCTCTTTATCGGCTTGAGTTCCGTGAATGACGAGTTGATTGTTCTCAGTGTACACAGAAAGTTCCGAACGTTTAAAACCGGCAACGGCAAGTTCTAGCCTAAATTTTGTGTCACTTTCTTTTATTAGATTATATGGAGGGTAGTTGGACTGGGTGTCCAGATATGTTACCCTATCGAGCCAGTCATAAAGCCCGATACTGGACCTGTCTAAGTCATCAAGAAATTTAGACAGTGAAGTTGAGTTGTATTTTGCTAGTGTCATTTTAATGTCTCCTTTAAAAAGCGAGAGGTTTACTGAAGAAATCCCCGTAGGCAATTTCCTCAGTATTATTTAATCACGGTTCTTTTAAAAAGTCAAGTGATTATGGTGTGGATGACCGAACTTCTGGGGTCTCTTTTTTCTTCCCTATACTGTACTTTTCTACAAGAATCCAATCTTTTTTTTCCTTAAACGGAAGAATCTTGATTTGGTTTAGTGGAGCCCGATCTTCTATTTGGGCCGGATTTTTGACTTTTACGATTCCCCATTGATCAAGTAGATGGGCAATCGCGTGAAGCCTTTCAAGATCATTAATCGTAATTGTTGCACTACGATTATCTAAAACAAACATAAATTTAAAATGCACCAAATAATAAGAATTCGATTTATACAAAATATGAGCCGTTTGGTATAATTCTTTTTTATATTTCGATGCAACACCCATTCGGGTTAATGTTTCTTTTGCAAGAAGAAAAGAGTCCGGAGTTTCCAGCTCTACTTCTACCATAAGATCAGGGGACCACTTAACATATTGATTTTCGATTTCATAATTAGCCATAAATTCCTCAAAGATAATGAATTATATATTATTTAGTGTTTGATGTTTTTATTGACCATATTTTTCTTTATGGCGAGCATCATGCGCGGCGTTCTGAGTAGTTCTATATCTATCCCTCATAACTCGTTCACCTTTATTAAGATTTCTGAGTCTTCTCTGATTTTCTGGTGTAGATGGCAATGATTGAACATATTTGGCCTTCGTTCTATTTTTATCATAAGGATTTCTGCCCATCAATCCCATTGCAGGAGAACCTGGTTTTTGTGTTCTAACAGCAGGATGAGACCCGGTATGTCTACCAGTAACAGGTTCTATATATCCCCTACCAGTAACCTCATCAAGAACACTCTCCCGCCACTCTTCAGACATATTGGCCATAATTACGTCTGCGTCTTCATAAGAATCACAGAAACCTTCTGACACAAGATATTCAGAAACAATGTCGTAGAGGTCTAGTTCATAAGATTCGGGTAATCTTGGTCTAATAGGAGTAACTGTTATGGTACTTTTATTCATTTTTTCTCTTGCCTTCACTTTTTCAGGGTCATGCTTACTCCAAACTTTTTCCATGCGATCCCCTCTAGTTTCTAATTTTTTAGAAACATTTTTAAAGGCATCTTTTTGATTTTTAGACATGCCTGGTTCATTTGCTCTGGCCTTAAAGCGTTCTGAATCGCTTCTAATATTGCCCAATTGCCTCATTAGCCTTATAGGTTTGGGTTGCCGATAGGCCTCATCAAGATCTTCCAAATAAGCAGCATAAAGTTCTTCATCGCTATAATCATCAAGATTATAACCTTCAGATATTAATGAACTTACCCACCCAGTAATATCGGCCAGTTCTGATTCAGAAAGAGTTTCCTCAGAATAAACCTCATTGCGATAAATTTCGTTTATCTGCATCAGAATTTTAGGATCCATTTTTAAATAGTAAATTATTAACTATTTAGACCCCACCAACGTTTAACTTTTCTTTGATATAATCAATCTGTTCTTTGGATAATAATTTCAGGGCCTCAAGGGCCTTTTCATTATTATAACCATAATACGCCTTGACAATATCAAGATTATCTAAGGTGTTTTTCTTCAAATAATTAGAAAATCTCTTTCTCTTTGGGACTCCATAAAGAAGAAACTTATATTGCATGTCCTTGTCCATAGTGAACCTTTCATTCAGTTCACTAGCAAAAAGAACAGTATCAATATTACCAGAAAGCATCCGGTTAATAATAAAAGGCGGATATTGATTAATATCTTCCGAAAGATCTTTCTTAGAAAAATAAATTGAATCCAACCAGTCTCTTAATTCCATTCACATTCGACCATAATTTTAATAAAACAAGCAATCAGGTTAACCTCATTATCTACTACATTCTTACTCATGTGATCATGAATAATCAAAATGGCCTGAGGAATAGAATGTTTCACCATGACCTGTTCAAGGCCATCATAAAACTTCCTTAGGATTACATTCGGGTCG